GTTGATGTTGGTAACTCCCTTGTTGATAACATCGCAAATGGTTTTGGAGAGATAGCGTCTGGCGCAGACAGTATGGCTGATAGATTTCAGACCATGGCTCAACGTATGATTCAAGACATGATAGCCTTGATAGCAAAGGTTCTTATGTTGAAAGCTCTACTCGGTGCAACTGGTGGATGGTCAAGCGGTGGTAGCTTTATAAACAAATTTGCACAGGCTGGTCTTGGTCAGCTTGGGTTCAGTGAACCAATATCTAAGGTTGGAAGTTCGGTAAGTAGCATATCAAGCAACATAGTAACGAACAAGGTAAACAACCCTATCGGCAACATGGTAGCACCATTAATGACCCGTGGGGGTGGTGCTGGCGGTAGTAGCACAACAACTACAAATACTTTTAAAATTAACGCTGTAGATGCAGTCTCGTTCAACAAGTTGTTAAGTAACAGGGGAGCAAGGACTATTATGGTAAATACAATCACATCTAACAAACAGCATAACGGTGTTATAAGGAGTGGTCAATAATGAGTACAGAAATATTTCATTACCAACCAATAATGTTAGACACAAAGGGCGGTACTGTTTTCAACGTTGTTCATTCTGAGTTTGAGAACATGGCTGGACAGCGTGGTTTAATATCTGAGAGAGAGAAACAATATTTTTCTTTCTCATACAACGACAAGCTGTTGCTACCAAGCGAATCAGAAACATTAAGAGACGAGATACAGGCTTTCTTTAATGCAAGGCAGGGTTCTTACGATAACTTCTTTTTACCATCGTGGAGGCTGGAAGCAAAGCTACAGGATGCGGTTACAACTGTTGACAATACCTTTACTTTATATAAAAATCCATCGTACATGGGATTCTCAAAGACAACACTAGAACCCGGCAATTACGTTTATTTTTGTCACAGGTTCCCAAGGGACTTTGAAGTATCGCCCACACACGAAATAAGACGCATAACAGATTGGTCAGAAAGCGGTGGTGAATGGACGGTGACCGTTGACAGCACGTTCGACAACAACTATGGAATTGGGACGTATGTTCAGAAAGCCTATATCGTTTATTTTGCAACACCAGATTTAGCGTACATAAAAGACATACCTTATAGCGTGGGGTACACAATAGACTTTGTAGAAGATTTATCAGAGTTATATCTTTCAGACTTTGGAGGTTAGTTATGCCAAGAGAGGCACCATTAGATTTCTTTAAACAAAAAAACAAACGACAGTATCGGCTGATTAACCTAGCTGTTGTTGAGGCTTCATACGTATACATGTCGTACCTAGAATCTACTTCTACCAAAACAGCGGTAAAGGTTTCAGAAACCGTAAGGGTAATATTAAATGCTTCAACGGTAGCTAACGGTTATGATTATTATTCAAGCGGTGATGGATTCTGTTGGTGTCTTTCGTTTGATAGTGGTGCTAATGTTGGTGCCATGAGAAAGGTGTCAACCTATAACTCCACTACTGGAATCTTTACTTTTGATGTGCCTCTTGACAATGAGCCCGGAGCAGTACCAGATAAAATTAGAATATCAAAGAACTTATTCCTTGCCAGCAAAGTAGACCCTGTTAGTTTTTATATCCCAGACCAGTCCTACGGTGCTGACGTTGCCATGACCTATGTGCCGTTCCCGATGACTATTGTGCCCATGGGTACAAACGCCAAGGGTGAGGTTATGACCCTAGACATAACGCTATCATCCGTTAACAAGGTAATAGTTAATGCTGTATTGCTTGCTGGTGGAATACAGGGTAACAGGGTGTATCACTTAAGGGTGTTTGAGGGTACGCTAGACCAAGGAAAAGAATATTGCATAAAGGATTCAGCCTACATAGACTCGGTGTCAATTAACAACGCACAGATACAATTCTTGCTTGAGAGTAAGCACAACATCGTAGACGTACAACTTCCGGGATGTTCTTACAATATTGATTTTTGCAGGTTCAGGTTTAAGAGTGACGAATGTGGCTGGGCGTATACGGACGGTTCTGTTGGCGACCTATCAACGGATGATTATTTTGCACGAACAAACATACTTGGTGTTGTAACAAAAAGCTTCCCTCTCGTCAGTGCGGATACCTGTGACCACACGTTAAACGGTTCAAACGGATGCCTAGCACATAATAATATACTTAGATTTGGTGGGTTCCCAACGCTGTAATGAAAAAGAAATCATACGAAAAATATATAGGACTACCATTTAAACACCACGGTCGTGACGTTAACGGTATTGACTGTTGGGGTTTACCTATGCTTTATTATAAAGAGGTGCTTGGAGTAGAACTACAGGACTGGTGGTATGAAACTGACTGGTCAAAAAAAGGCGAGAACTATTTTGTAGACAACTATAAAGACTTTCATTTTGAAAGAGTTGATTCACCAACGAAACATGATATTGCTTTGATTTTTACTGACATTAAAACGAAGATACCGAACCACGCTATGGTTATTATAGAACCACCAAACCTAGCCTTGACTGCTGCAAGCAGGGGTTCTCACTTGATAGATTTAAACAACAATGTTTGGAAGCGTAGGATAGAGGGATTTTACAGGTTATGCCAAGACTAACATTAATTAAAAACCCATTAGTACCTGAAGATAAAGTTGTATTTTATAGCCAAGAATTAGACCTTAAGGCTTTTTTGGGCAAGTTCCTTGTTGTTAACCCAACATGTAAGGGGTTTTTACAGAGTAACGAGTTGGCGGTAAGGCTCAATGGTGTTTTGCTTACAAATAAGAAAAGTCTAGCCAATCTTGTATTGAAAAGTGATGATGAGTTTGTTGTGTTTCCAAACATTACTACTGGTGTTGAAACGGCAGCTGTGGTTGGGGGAACGGCTGCTTCTACTGGAGCGGGTGCTGGAGCGGGGGCTGGTGCGGCGGGTGCTGGAGCGGCGGGTGCTGGAGCGGGTGCTGGAGCAGGTGCTGGAGCTGGGGCTGGAGCGGGTGCAGGTGCGGGTGCAGGAGCGGGGGCAGGTGCTGGAGCAGGTGCTGGTGCAGCTGGAGCAGCAGGTGCAGGAGCAGCGGGTGCGTCAGCTTCTTATGGGCCAGCGTTTGCATATGGTGGTATGGGAGCAGTTGTTGAGGGTGGTGCAGCAGGGGGTGGTTTTTGGGCTGGTGCAGGGACAATGCTTGCTGAGATGGCAATAGCTTCTGCAATATCTATGGGTGTAAATGCTTTATTTGGCCCAACATTATCAAGTCCTTCTGGCCCAACGTCAGGCTCTCCATCATACGGTTGGGACTTACAAACATCGGCAAAGGAGGGAATAGCAATACCTGTTGTGTACGGTGAGCACTTGATTGGTGGTAACGTTATAACCTCTGCAAAAGAATATAATATACAGGAAGAATGGAGGTGGCGCAAGGCAGACGGTAACAGGGAAGAAACTAGGGCATGGAATGACTTTCCGTTTTTAAACGTGTGCTTATTGGGTGCCAAAGAACCCGTTCGTGGTGTTGAGGTTGAATGTGACCTAGACACACCATACATATTTTTTAGTTACAAGCTATGGGACTGGAATAGGTGGCTTAAGTTTTGGAGTGATTTATTTGGTAAACTTATAGAAAATGGTGGGGACAATCCCATAACCACAAGCACACAGCTGAACACCATAGTGTCTGCGGTTAACTCAACAGTGGTAAGTAAACTGAGAAAGAAAAACGGGGAGGCTATTGCAACACTTAATGATATATTCAACAAGGAGACGTTGGTTGCTAATGTTGATTTGGCTGAAAAGACTGTGCTTGGGATATTAGATAAAGATATTTTATATGACCCAGATGATGTTAAGGGCAAGCTTTATATACCAAACTTCACCAAGGCGGTACTAACAACAATAGAAAATGCTATAGCATTTGCACTGTCTGAGGGGTTTCGAGAGATACAGAATATAAAAGTTACCCCGTTTGACCCAATAGCAGAGGGTAGTACATATACAGAGGTGTTCCAAGAGTATGCAGAGGACAGAAGCAACTTGGGTACTTACGTATTTGGTTGTTGGTATATAAATTCAAGAGGACTTGGCTTTACGGCTGATGTAGATTATGGCGAACTGCTGGAGGGGTTGTTCTGGATTGGTGATGTTCTTTTAAATGATGTTCCTATTGTCGGAGGTGGCTATGACGCTATAAAAGATGTGCTTGCGGAGTTTGGTTTTGATATTAGTAGCGATAAGTTTAGTATTGCTGATATTATTAATATACAAAAGGTTGCACTAGAGTTTCAGTTTGATGTTAAAAAAGTATTGGTTCCAGAATATCCTACCACAAACGAGTTCCTAGCCCACCTGAAGAAAGAGGACGACTATGAGGAGGACATAAGAAGAAGCCAAGTATTACATCAGTTAACCGCACTGTCTGAGGGAGAATGCAGTAGGCTTAAAGAGGTTTATGTCGAGGACTCACCATCAAAGAACGTGCAGAACCTAGAGATTGATTTCTTTAAGGGCGATAACGACCAGCGGATAGCATCCAAGAATGAGTTTGCAAACACATTCGACAACTTTAACCACGCTACCAAGTTCCATTCGACAAACAACGAACTCAACGACAAGATGGATTATGTTGAGTTTTTATCAACAGAAAACTTTGCGGTAGATAACGTTATAGTTGAGACACAATCTACGATTTACAAAATGTCTTCGACTGATCACTTAAGGCCCAACGATAACCACCCGTTTAAATTTGCGATACAGGTTGGTTTTACATGGTCTAACTTTGGTCTGTGGGACGGTATTAATGCAATAACTGGACTAGACTTACAGGCTGGTGCTTTTTTACATCAGGAGTATGAGTTAAGGGGACAGTTCGATACACAGCCTACCATATCAAGGTTTGCAGCACTCCCGATAAGAGACTTCCTTATGCCAAACGCAGACCTACCACTAATAGCAACTAGATTTCCATTTGCAGCGCTTGGTTTGTGTGCTTGGCTGGGTATTCTTCCAGAAGGACAAGAGTATATTCACCAAAGGTATATATCTAACGAACCATATCGTGACTTCGTTTTAAATGCAATAAAAGAAAAGATTGGTTATTATTTTTTAGAACAGGGCAGTCGGCTAAAGATTAGGGTTGTAAGACTAAAACCATCATATGAAGATTGTGATTTTCATAAAAAAGGTGCCTACGATTTTAAAGTAACGGGGTTCCAAGAAGTTTCTTATATGGGGTTTGACTATCCGAATACAGCGTTGATGGGTATTAAGTTCAAGGCAAACTCTAAGTACAATGCATCTATCCCAAAAATAACAACACTCTTGAAGGGCAAAAAGGTTCTTGTCCCCAAGCTTTTACTGTGGGACATATCAGAGGAGAGAGTTTATCATGAGTTGGCATGGTTCGATGAAGACGTAAATTCATATAGGAGTAGACAGCACAATGGCCGTAAGTGTAGGTATGATCGTGACTCGGAGAACAGAATAGTATTTGTTGAGGAGTGGTCAGATAATCCCGTTTGGTGTCTATATGATTTAATCATAAACAAAAGATATGGACTTGGAAACTATACTTCTCAGTTCAACCTGCCCATTGATTGGTACCTTGAAACTGCTGAATATTGTGACACATACGTACCGGACGGTACGGACAGAAAAGCTGATAGCATAGCCATGAACCAGCTAATAGACCAAGACTCTGACTTCTTCAGGGGTGGTGACCCATATTATGATGACAACGAAGAAGAATTATATATTCGTGGTACTGGAGTGTGGGGTGACACCATATCTGATGCCGTAAATTACCCCGAAACAACAAAATATGACAAGACCATAGCTGGTGAAGCTATCTTTGTAAAGACCCCAACTGGTGGCTGGACAAGGGCTGTAGTTAGCGAGATATACAGGACAATACCAAACGCTGTACTGGCACAAGTTGATATAAGGTTTGGAAAAGCATACCCATACACAACGTCAAGAGATGGTTCTGAGTTTTGGACTAACGGTCTACCATGTACAGACGAAGACAGTGATTACTATAATAGATATCAGCTTGGTGAGAAGCGGTTTGTTTTAGACTTGGTTGTTGACTCAACCTCAAGTGCTATTGACTGGCTAAAAACCATCTGTGACACCTTTAGAGCGTTCCCTATGTGGGTAGGCGGTGGGTACAGACCTGTTATCGACAGAATTAAAGACCCCGTTGCTATACTTGGAATGGGTAACATCATCAAAGACTCCCTAGAAGTATCTTTTGTGCCACTGTCAAAGTCATATAATATTGTTGAAGCACAGTTTATGAACGAACTCAACATGTATAAGCGTGACACCAGACAGGTGGTTGACGCAGAGGTTGATGTTGCTTCTGCAACCGATGTGCAGAACACTATAAGAACAAAGCAGGTTAAGCTGTCCGGTATTACGAGACCGTCACAGATTGTTAGAGAACTTTATTACCAAAAGCTAAACTCAACATTAAATAAAAAAACCATAAACTTTGGTATGGGTGTTGAACATGTCAACATGACCGCTGGTGATGTATTCGTATTCAACCATTCTCTCATGACATCTACAACGTTAAGTGGAAGACTACAGGGATATGAATCTTCTGGCGGTGAGAAGGTGTTGCTAGACCAAGACCTGTCTACACTGTCATTACCACTAAACATCAGCATTACTTTATTGGTGGGTGAAGCCTATTGTGATGAGTGTCAAAAAACAGTTTGGTTAGACAAGGATGCTGGAACAAAAGATGAGAACGCAACCGTATGTCCTGACTGTGGTGGGCCGATTGATGGTGAAGAAGAAGTTGTTGAGGTGTCTGTTACCTCTATTGATGGGAACTGGGTGTATGCTACATTCGGGCAGGTAAAACCAGTAGCCTTTAACGTGTACGAGATAGGGCCATCCACAGAAACAAGCCAGAAATACAGGGCCATGTCTGTTCAGCCAGACGCAAGTAATGTGGCCCAGATTATGGCTATAGAATACAACAAAGAAACATACGGCACAAACAGAACTCTTATTGACGGTGAAACAGTAACGGCATATGATGAGGCCACAATAGCAGCTCAAGGCAACAGAAATATCCTGTTGCCAGCCATAACACCCATACAACCCATAAGGAATTTATTAATAATCCCATACAACATCCTAGACAACCAAATATTAATAAAGTTTATGTCACCAAGTTCATTGGTGTCTAACTTGTTATACAGGGGTGGTAGGATATTAATAACAGACCCCCAAGGTGTTGAGGTAGAAAATATAGAAAAGGCAGACGGAAATAAGGGCGCACTTGTGTCACTACCGTCAGCAACCGTTCAATACAAGGTTCAGGTTTTTGCTTCGTACACTGACAACCTAGAGTCTATACCCGTTCAGGTAAATGTCCAGCTTAACATATTTAATTACGGTTCTCAGGTTACAGATATTTTTGCACCACAGGTTTTTAACTTAAGGCTTGCCAATAGGTGTAGGCCAATATTAACAAACGATAATTATAATGGATTTATTACCAGCCTGTTGGTTTTTCAGTGGGATGCTGTTGGTGCTCCAGACCAAGACGGTAATTTCTTAACCCCAAATCAAATACAGATTGCTGGTTACAGGCTAACCGTTGAAATAAGCAAGAGCCCAATAGAAGACGTTAGAGATTTAAGCGGTACCGCTGCTGTGTGGGAAAAGCAAACGTCTTGGAAGGTTGGTAAGTGGGAACTGGAAAAGTATGTTGATTTGGCAGAGGTAGCCTCTACCGTTGAGGGTGAAACACCAGATGAAGCGTTGGCAAAAGTTAAGGGTGTCAGGGTATCAATAGAATCTTTTACTGATGGAAACCAGTATAGCGAAGTAATAATACCTGAGATTTTTTATCCCCACAAAGTATATTCGCCACTAAAGATATGGCCAGTGGAGCTTTTTGGGAGCGTACTTATTTGGTGGAGCGAAGACCCCGACTGGAAAGACATAGACCACTTTGAGGTTATGTTAACAGTTAGAAGACCAGCGCGGATAGACATTTTTGGAAATACTATCAGGGAGGAAAGGGTTTGGGAAACTCAAAGTCCACACACTAGCACAGGTAGATTTATAACAATACCCATACCTATAGCAGCCAGGTTTGAATTTAATATACTTGGTGTTTTGTGGGGGTGTAAATATGATGCAAAAATAACAGCTATCACTAAAACTGGCGCAATTTCGTCTAGCAGAACTAGAGGTGGCGACGACTACGGTGAAACGGTTTGGGAAGATGAACCACCTACATCAATAATACCGCAGACAGAAATACCAGATTACATGTTGGAATCAACCGCATCTCAAATAACTGTTTACGACAGGGTTGATTTCTTTCTATTTCCACCCTCAGTACAGCAGCACAGGAAGAGTTGGGTGGGGTCTACGGAATACAATGAAACACAAAAAATTATAGACGGTTACATAAGCACGGGAGTGGAGTATACACGCGTTGATTGGTCACCATTTAAGAAGGTGGTTAGAATAACATACGAGTCTCCCAACGAAGAAGAATATGCCAAGGTTATTTTTAACGTAGATGTCCCTTGCAGGGTTTGGGTGGAGTATCTTAGCAAGGGAGATTATGGAAGTTATATAAAGGGTGACTGGGAATATTTTGGAGGGAACGCTTCTCATGCTTTAGTAGACGGCGAGATGACAGAGTATACAACCGCCCTGTCTGCTGAGAGTAAATATTGGTCGGTTTCTGCTGGTAGTAATTCCGCTTCATTCCCAGAGCCCGTAAGGAACAGGTATGTTCGTTTAGTTGTTTCCCCCTTAAGCGGTAGCACCGTTACTGTAAACGAGGTTAGGTTTTATCGTGTTGGGACATTTGACCAAATAAGCGTTGACGTTATAAAGAACCTAGATTGGGATTCTGGAGACGAGAAGTTTTATTTGGATGCAAATGCTACAGGATTAGTAAGCGGAGAATCTGGTAACGAGCCTGTGTTCTGGGCTGCTGATGGAGGTATCGGTGGTACTAGAGATACCCCTGATTTAAAATTAACACCGCAAGGTATTGTACAGAATAGTCCTACGGGGTATATGATTAGTGGAGAAAATGGACAACCAGACTGGTCTCCGGTTGACCAATGGTATTTAAATGAATGGAAAACTGAAATAGTTTTTTCATCAGACGACCATGACGATATTCAGTGGACTGGTGGTGATATAACTTTTGGGGATAGCTTAACCTACACTATAACCGCAGGTAGTGCTGTTATTCCTAACGATGGTTCGTCTTATGTGTATTTTAATAGAGATAATTCAGAAACTATTTTTTCAGTAACCAACACCTTTTCAGATTTGGTTGTTCCCGGTATTGTTTTAATTGCTAGGGGTGTTGAAAATTCGGACGAAGACCAACATGCAATGATTATAGGTCAAGGCATAGTTTTCCCAACAATAGCACAAATAAACATTAGTCCTAACGTTATAGAT